GCCTTCGACACTACCTTCAAGAAGACTTTTGGAGGCTGTCTCGAGGGACGCGGCTACCAGCTCCACGGTTTAAATAGTCCGCCTTGCGGACTGGGGCTGACGCGAGGACAGAGAGAGGTCAGATTCTGCTCGTATCGACCGGAAGCAGAGCCATTCCTCAAAGAGGCTAGGAGCATTGCGGCTGAGCTCCTTGCCGCCGACACCCAACCAGCCAAGGGACTCACACTAGGCAAGGGTGAATGCCTAGTCCGGGTGGTTATCCCCGAGGAGATCGGGTCCATCGAACATGCGGAGGGCTTTGACGATCAACGCCATTTTGGCACGGTCGCGTCCCAATGCCCGCAATCATGCATGGGCCCTTTCCTCGGATGTGTTGGCGGCAGAGATTTGTTGGTATTCGACATGCGCGTTAGCGAGCAAACAAAGGCTTCAGTAAAGAGTATAACCGATAAATGCTTCGGCTCACATCGGTCACCACCATCTTACTACCTTACCCAAGCCGTTAGCGCAGTGTCGGCCAAGCTGGCTAAGTCGAAGAACGGCACCCTCAAGCAAGGGAGCCGATCATATATTCGCTTCGACACGCCAGACTCGGAGTACCAGTACATGCAGTCCGTTAAGTTGTTGCTGCTCGCGGAAGCACTCAACCGTGCCCAGAACGGCGTGCACACAGCCGTTCACGTGTGCGATTTGAGTGACTTAAGCACGCAAGACGTCGAAGACATGGGAGAGCCAATTTGGTTCCCACCCAACCGGGGCATGAGTGAAGCGACAGATAAGTTGGAAAAATCAATTGCTGCGCTTCACCGAGCACAAGGCACCTCCGTCGGTATTATTCCGTGCTTGCCTGCAACGGAGTTTTCCGGCACGCCTTACGAAGATGTCACGGTTACTGTCAGCGACGAGCAGCACGAAGAGCTTCTCAAGCAAAGCTTGAAAAATGAGGGGGGCGCTACTCAGAACGCATTTTATTGCGGCCCCAACACCACTGGCGCGCAGCCGCCATTGGACACCAAGCACCCTGAGACGTGGATCAGCGCTTTTGGCCGGCACTTTTGCCGGGTCAGCAAAAGCATCGATCTCCCGAATGGTGAGGTCTTGAACGTTGTCCACGACAAACAAGAGCTTTTACACAAGAAGCTGGGGGGGCACCAATTACGGGTCTGGAACGACATCATCGAGCAGCACACTCGCCTGTTTCGCGATTGGCTGCAATCACCGTTGGCGCGTGCTGAGATCCAATTGGAGGGAAAGCCCCATTCCATCGATCGCGCGACGTACGATTGCGTCCGTTCCGAGATCGATTGGGACACCGAGTACGGTGCCAGGGATATCATGAGGGCTTGTGTGTTTTGCAAGAGCGGCGAGAACAAGGGCAAAGGGCGCTTTATTACCATGCCGGGTACGAGTGCC